GGGGAAACTATAAGGAACAAAGAGAGCAATTGGGTAACAGATTTTAAAGTCAGGGGAAGTATTGAACCCCTTAGAGGTAACGAACTGATTATAGCCGACTCTGTGAATAGCAGAGTAACACATAGGGCAAGGATAAGGTTCAGAACTGGAATAAATACAAAAATGAGATTTAGGAATAATGGGAAGATTTATCATATAACAAGCATTCTAAATAGCGAACTTAGAGATAAGATGCTTGAAATTATGTGTACGGAGAATGTTTAATGGCTATTGAAGGAATTAGAATAAGCGTAAAGGGCGATAAAAAGCTTGCAAGGAAGCTTAATAAACTCGATGTCAGGCATAGGAACAGAGTTTTAAAGCCAGCAGTAACGAAGGCCATTACTCCTTGGAACAAACAGATAAAAGCCCGTGCTCCAGTTGATAGTGGTGCTTTTAAGAAAGCAGTAGCCAAAGGACAGACAAGAATTTATAAAGAGAAAGGAGTTACCTACGGAATAGTTGGCATAAGATCAAAATTTGAGTTTACAATGGATGACGGCAAGCTTAATAGAATTACAGATACACCAGGCAAAAGAAACATTTCTCCTGAAAAGTTTGAAGCAAGTGGGAAAACAAAAAGAAAGCCTGCTAAATATTTACATTTAGTAGAGTTTCATAATCAATCCAGTAGGCTTTTTATGACTAAAGTTTTTAACACTACCAAAAGGGAAGTAGAAAGAAATTTGTCTATAGATATAGCCAGGGGCATTAGGAGGCTAGCAAGATAATGAGACAGGCAATTTTTGACTTTCTACAGGCAGACGCAGGATTAACAGCAGTAATAGGAGATAACATTTTTTATCAAGTTGCAGATGCAGAGGCATCATTTCCTTATGTAACGACCAGGGCAATTACTATTCCGCATAGTCATCATTTAGGTGGAAGTGATGGCCTTGCCTTAAATTCTATTTTTGAATTCAGCTGCTTTGGAGAGCAAGGCTCAGATGCTCAAGATGCATCAGAAGCTATCAGACAGGCAATAGATGGCTTTAGAGGCTTAATGGGTTCGATATTTGTAAGAAGCATTTTTTTTATAGATGATACAGATATATTTCAGTCATTTGTAGATTCATCTCAACAGATGGTCTTTCAGATTGACTCTAATGTATCTATAACGTTTGAAGAATCAATACCATAAAAAGGAGAATAGATTATGTCAACTGACATTGGAACAGGTGCAACGATAGTCTTTGCGGATTCAGCGTTCACCGGAAACATAATGAGCATGGAACCATTCGATGCTGAAAGACCAGAGGTGGATACTACGCACTTGGCTACAACTATTGCCAGGACATTCATTCCTGCGGATTTAATTGATTGGGGAAGTGCAGTATTAACAATCCAGCATGATCCAGACGTTGAGCCACCCATGGATCAGGCTGCTGAAATTATAACTATAACCTATGCACTTGTTTCAGGGCAGAGTGTAGCAGCTACGTTGGCTGGCACTGGTTTTGCTACAAACTTGACTGCAAGTATTCCACTTGAAGAGTTGATGGAATCAACATTGACAATTAAATGGAGTGGTGACTTAACCTGGACTGACTCTTCCTGATGAGTAATTCATTAAAGAATTGCCCTTGTGGTGGAGAAGCTAAGACTTCAAAGAGCAAAGAAAGTTATGATATTACATGTAAAAAGTGTGATATTAAGCTTTCCTGCAAGACTGAAGCTACGGCTGTTTACAGGTGGAACAATCGTCTAAGTGATGATTTAGATAAAGCAAAGAAAGTAAAAAGGAGTGAACGAAATGTTACAAGAAAAACAGACGAACCAGTTAAATCTGGAAAGCATAAAGCAGGCGAAGGATATAGAAACGGAGAAAGTTCTGGTTCCTGAATGGAACGGACACGTTTATATCAAAATATTGTCTGGAAGAGAAAGAGAAGAACTGAATAAAAGGGTTGAAGCAAAAACTGTTAACGGGAAGCTTGCTACAGAAGGCCTGGTTAATGATTTTTTAAGCATTGTCCTTTGTGATGAAGCCGGAGAGCTTTTATTTAGTAAAGAAAATCAGGACATTCTTTCTTCAAAGTCTGGAGTGGTTTTAAATAGGCTTGTTGAGCAGGCACAAAAGATTAATGGACTAACTGATGAATCTGTTGATGAGAAAGTGGGAAACTTCTAAGCCAGTCCGAATCATTATTTTGGTTTGTGCTGGCTTCTCATATAGGCTGTGCAACTGTCGAAGAAGCTCAGTCAAAAGTCAATAGCAGGCAGTTTAAAGATTGGATAGCTTTTTACAGAATAAGTCCATTTGGAGATAAAAGGGATGATATAAGAACAGCCCTTATCTGCTCAACTGTTGCAAGATGTTTGGGAGCAAAAGGTAGGGCTGCGAAGCCCGAAACTTATATGCTTGAGTTCGTAAAGAAATACCAGACACCAGAAGAATTTGCGAAAATGATGAAACAGTTTAAAAAAGCTAAAAACGTAAAAAAGGTAATACCTCTAAAGGATAGACCAAATGGCAGCTAATCCAATTGCAAGACTGGCCGTTGACTTAACTTTAAGATCAACAGCTTTTCAAAAGGGCATTAAAAAAAGCATCTTTGCTATTAATAGCCTTGGTTCTGCTATAGGTAGGGTCGGCAAAGGCATGGCTGTATTCAGTGCAGCAGCAATAACCGGAACGGTAGCTTCTCTTGTTGTAATGGGCAAGGCTCAAGCCAAACAGATTGACTTTTTAGGCAAAACTTCTGCTTCTTTAGGTATATCTACTGAAGCTTTATCTGCATATCAACTCGGTACAAAGATTACTGGTACGAACATTAAGGTCTTAAATGAATCATTCAGACGTATGGTAAGACGTATTGGTGAGGCCAAACTAGGTTTCGGTGAAGGTACAAAGGGTTTGAAGAAATTAGGTCTTTCAGCTGATAAGCTTGCTTCTGCTGATACAGAAGAAGCTTTCCTGCAAATCGTTGATGCTATTTCAAAACTACCAACTCAGGCTGAGAAAGCCGGTGCTGCTTTTACTCTTTTTGGTAGACAGGGTGTTGAAATATTAAACTTCCTTGATTTAGGTAGAGAAGGAATCCAAAAATTTAGAAAAGAAAATGAATTCTTAGGTCTTTCCATAGGTAAGCTTGATGTAGGTAAAGTTGAAGGCATGAATGATGCATGGGTAAGGGCAAATGGAGCTATATCAGGATTTGTAAGGACAATGACTGTTCAATTTGCTCCTACATTTAAAAAAGTCCTGGATTTAGCTACAGCATTAATAGTAAGCACAAAGACTGAATTTTTTCGTTTCTTTGATATTGCTTCTAAAAATATGGGTATTTTCTCTAAAAATTGGCGATCTCAAATGATTGATTCTATAATAGATTTTGCAGCTATAACAGATGCAGTATTTTCTAATCTTCCTAAATTATTTAATCTTCTTTTGGCAAAGATAAAATTATTTGCATTTCAAGCTGCTTTCTTTTTGGGTGCTATTCCTTTTGCTGTTGGCAAAGCCATTCGTGCATCATTTAATAATTTGGCCTCATTTGCTAAAGAAACCACGACATCTATTTTAGAAAAAGCAGTTTTTACGATTAAAACACTTGCTCAATTGGCACAAAAAGAGATTACTTCTTTACAGGCAGAAAAAGCTATCGCTGCGTTTTCTGAACAAAGAGAAAAATTGGCTAGTGATAGAATTAATAAAGCTTTTAAAAACTTTCAATTTGACTTAGAAAATCTTTTTAAAAAAACACCACTTTTAGAAGGTCTTGAAGAAGAAATGAAAAAATTAGAAGGATTAGTTTCAGATTCGCTTTTAAAAGACTTTTTAATAACAAAAAAGAACATACTCGCATTTCTTGGAACTATTAAGAAGAATCTTGATATTGTAAGAGAAGCTGGTAAAAATATAATTAAACCACCACGAACTCCTTTTATTGGTTTAGAAGTAAAAATCAAAAGAGAAACTTTAAAACCGTTAATTCGTGGAAGTATTGATTTTTTCCGTAAGGTTGAGGGGCTTGATAAAAAAGATAAACAATTAAGGCTCGCTGAACAGAATCTAAAAGCAAATAGGATGACAGCCCAGGCTGTAGCTGAAATCGCTAGAGCTGAAGGTAATATTGCTTTGGCAGAATTTCGTGGATTCAGGGCAGGAGCATCAGTCGTGTTATAATGGCTATTACAAGTGTAAATGAAAGATCAGAAGGAAGGCAAACAGGAATTGCCGAAGGTAATATATTTACTTTTATTACTGTATTTTTAGTTATTTCTGATTCTGTAAGCGAAGCTCCAGCAAACGTTTTAAACGCAAGCGGTGTACCTACTATTGGAGATGTACACCCTACTGAAACCTCTGCTTTTGTAACAAATAAGTCAGTAGAGCAGACAGATAGCAGAAACGTTTATTTGGTTAATGTTAATTATCAAACAAGGGCTTTAGGCGGAGAAACAGGAGATAATCTTGTAGCAGAAAACCCTACAGACGAAGATCCTGTTATAACATGGAGTTTAGAAAGTGAGACAGTAGTAATTGAATCAGATATAAAGTTTCAACCTATTGACAATACAAACGGGGAATTATTCGACCCACCATTAACGAAGAATAAAAACAGACTACAGATTAATATAACCAGAAATGAAAAAGAAGAACAATTTGACCCTATAGACATTCTGCTCTTTGTAGATACTATAAATGAAAATGCAATGTTTATTTCAGGTCTTTCAGTACCTGCTAAAGTTGCAAGAATAGTGGAAATATCTGCCCAATCAAGACAATTCAATTCTACTTTATATTGGGAAGTCAATTATAGAATTGTTTTTGACCCTGAAGAATGGATTTTGAAGATTCTTAATCAAGGTTTTACAGCAAAGACTTTAAAGTTAGGAGCTTCCGGAGATAATATTGTTACTGGTTTCATACCTATAAGAGATATTGATGGGAAAAAGGTAAAAAAACCAGTATTGCTTACAGAAGAAGGATTTGTCAAGAAAGAGGTTGACAAGATCCATGAAGTTCCATTTGATATTTATACAGAAATTGATTTTAAAAGATTAGGATTACCAGAATGACAGGCTTTGCGTTTAAAAAGGAAGATGCCCAAAGGATTGCTAATACTGTTAGGGCAGTTGAAAAAGCAACATCTGAACTTACTCAGTTAAGACGTGGTTTTCAAAATAAAGAAGAAGCAGAAGATATTGTAGTTGAGATTACTGGTAATGTTACAGGAAGTCAATATACAGGTAAAACAAAACTATTTGATATTGATACCAAGTCTTTTGTTGATTATACTGCTCAAAGAATTTGGGATGGCACAAATGATTTAAATAGTCTTTATGAATTATCAGGAAGCTCTACGGTAAGCACAGGAACGATTGTAACGCCTTTTCTTGATGGCGGTCAGGATGGTAATGGTTACTGGTTTTTTGATGGTGGAGCAGCAGCAGTAACAAAACCCTTTACGGTTACTTTTGATACAACATTAAATCAATGGACTATTGTTTCAGAGTTTTCTTTTAATTCTCCTTTTGAAACATTTACTTCCACAGGTCTTGGGTTTGGTTCGAATACGTCAAAAGTATTCAGACAAATTGCTACTTGGAAATTTGACCTACCTGGTTCTGGCAATAGCATAGTAAAGCTTCTTAAAAGATTTCCTGCTTATACAAGTACTGGTGTTGATTATGGCTGGTTAGGAACAAACACAACAGTAACAGATGCAACTACTAATTCTGATGAAATTTATAGATTTGGGAAGTATTACCCTAAATGGAACAACGCCTGAAACTACAACAGTAAATATCCCTTTTGAACTTGTATCTCCGAACATGGGTTTTAAAAGCCAACGTCCTTCTTTATTTTACAGACAAGCAGGCAGAGGATTATCTGCACTAAATATAAATAACTTTGATGGTGGTGGCACAGATACAATTATTATTCCGACTTCAACTGCATCATCAACAGTTTATCTGTTCAGAAGTAATGGCGAAGGTTCTTGGACGATTACTCTTACAGATTTTACAGGAAGCACAACGTTGCAGACTCTTGTAATTGGTGTAATTGAAACTGGAAGCTCTGGTGAGCTTATTAAATTAGAAGATTATTTAGAAAGCATGGAAGTTGTGAATCCTGTTGGTTCTGGAATAGATGCAGTATTTCCACCTGATACAACTTTTACTATAGTAGATGGCATAGTTACCAATACATCTTCTTTAAGCGGAATAGGTGGAACATTTACACCAGATATTGTAGTTGAGATTACTGGTAATGTTACAGGAAGTCAATATACAGGTAAAACAAAACTATTTGATATTGATACCAAGTCTTTTGTTGATTATACTGCTCAAAGAATTTGGGAT